CCCCCTCTTACGGGGTATCGCCTCGGGCTCAGTCACTTGATTGGGCCTTAGGCGAAAACCTTCGCAGGAGGGATTTCTTCCTCAAGGAGCAATTATGTTTGAGAAACTCGTGGTAATCGTCCTAACGTTCGTCGCTTGTTTGGCGATGACGTTTTACTTTCTTCACGAGTACACTCAAGCACGTATGCTCCTTAGGGGAGTTCCGCAAGGTGCTGATGGAGTGGCGTCAGCAGCCGTTATTTCTAACGGCCCGCCCATGAGAGTATTCTCATGACTACCGGTACCCGCACTACAGGCCTACCCTGGAATTCGCTACCTACAACACCAAATACTAAAATTTGGCAGCTGTACAAGTACCGAACCTGGAACGGCACAGATGGCAGGTATGAGATGGTCAGCGGTCATCGGCGTATGAAGTGGAATAACTACACCACCTCAGTAACCGTAACGCGTATGTTTCCGAGTGCCCACGTTAATTACAATTATTACGGGGGCGCGGATGCCATGCCGACCGCTGCTCAATCAAATGCAGCGTGGACGAATAATGATGAGCTTAAACTGTTAAGTCGTCTCACCGACCAAGTCAAGAACAACGAGTTTAACCTCGCTGTTTTTCTCGCGGAAGGGGAGCAGACTTACAGCCTTATACTCAACACTATCAAAACGTTGTATTTGACCACGAAGCATCTTAAACGCGGCGATGCTAATGCCGCTGTTAGGACGCTCTTCGCCAACCGACCGAGTTATAAACCGCGGAAAATCTCAACAAAGACTCCCGCAGATCGGTGGTTGGAACTGCAGTACGGGTGGAAACCTCTTCTTGCCGACGTTAAAGCGGCGTGTGATCTTTGGGAGCAAAGTACTACCGCTCCTCGAGTTATGCGCTACGTCGCGTCGAACAAGGGAAAGCCCACTTCGTATGATCCTGCTGCGTCGCCTTCTATGTATGGCCCTGGCGGAAACAAGGGACTCGTTTCCAAAAGTAAGCGCATAGTATATGAGGCGAGGGAGGTGATGTCTCAACCTCGGCGTTTGGGTCTTTATGATCCTCTCACCGTGTTTTGGGAAGTCACACCCTTCAGTTTCGTAGCCGATTGGTTTATTCCTATTGGAACTTACCTCGAGGTTCTGAATCTGATTCCCTCTTTGCAGGGACGTTTTATCACCACTTCTAAGACGGTTTATGATGCTAGTTTATCTGGTAGTACGAATTTGTACTACAAGAACTGCATTACCATCCATAAGAGGGTTGATTTAACGCGCAGCGTGTCAAGTAGCTTGTCTGTGCCTCGTCCGACATTCAAACCGTTGAGCAAGGCACTGTCACCGCTTCACTTGGCTAATTCCATCGCTTTACTTCGTGGTGGCTTATCTTCTCTCGGGAAACCAACCCCGGGTTTGACTATAAGCCGTGGCCACGGACATACTGGTAAAGTATGGAATCACAAACCTCTCAAGGAGGTTTGAGATGAGTGAGATTATTATCTACCTCATCGTCGCAGTTTGGCCGGTCCCACAACTCCTGTGCAATTACAGCTTGAAAGGGCTGTTGACGGATTATCCGTATTGCACGATCGTAGTTTCACCTACCTTAGTATTGGAGCCTTTCATGGCACAAATGGCCAATTTCCTGGTCAAAGACGACGCGGCCACTCCCAAAGAGTGGACCCTCCAACCCATCACTGATACGCCGATTCCGTTCTGGCGTGGTTCTGATGCGTCCATTCCTTTGGACGGTCAGCCTCGCCTCACGATGTCGACGGAGAAGTTGAAGTCGGGGGGTTACAAAGTTACCGCGAAGCTCGAAGTCCCCACGATGGAGACACTCGGTGCCTCTGGGACGTCCGCAGGTTATGTTGCGCCGCCGAAAGTCGCGTATGTCACAACGGCGATTTTTACCGTGTTCTGTGACAAACGCTCAACGATCGCCGACCGCATGAACTGCGTTCGCATGGCTGTCGCCGTGCTGCAAGGTGCCTCTGCTACCACTGCTACCGGAACCCTCGCCAATTCTGCGGCGGGTGGTGCCTGGACAGCTAGTACTGCAGCGGGACCCCAGCTCTTCAACAGTCTGACACTGCCGAACTAAGCCGGTAGTGTTCCCACCATTTCTGCTCATCCAGTAGTCCACTGGATTTTACCCCATAAAGGAGTATTATGAGCTTTTTAAAGAAACGAGGCATCGATGAGTCTGTCAAAATCATCGGGCAAGTCTCCCAGAAGTGCTGTGATCTGGGTGGTCGTCGGGCTGCTGAGCTTAATAAGCTCATACAGTCTGGCGCCTATCTGGATGTCGTCGATTATCAATTCGATTATGACGACGCTTCTCTCACTTATGACGACTTAGTTTATAGCCGCCAGATACAGGCACTTGTTGCGAAACAAGATTTCCTGGATCTGGGGATAAACCGAGAAGCTGTAGCGTGGGAGAAGTTTCAGCTTTCCGAACGGATTTGTCGAGAGACTAATCATCGGTTCAGAACAGGGGCATTGCCTTTTGGCAACGTTAGCACAGTCTTGCACTATGCTAGTCGGAAAATTGCTTCTATCCTAGGACCGGTGCCGTCTCTTGACTCTTTGGAGTTTCGATTCGGTCCGGGAGCTACAACGAGCACTAAAGCAGATGAAGCTAATTTTCGAGTTAAGCTTTCATCTAGTCTAGTGTGTAGTTCGAATTTGTCACCAATCGTCGGTTGCCTCCTAGAAGAGGCTCCCAATTGGACGGCACACCACGCTTTTGAAGAGTCAGATGACTCTTGGAAAGTTGATGTAACCGTCTCGACTGGACGACTTCAATTCGTTCCTAAGACTTGCAAGACGCACAGATCAATTGTTGTTGAGCCTATCCTCAATGGATTTTTCCAGAAAGGGATCGGCACGTACATCAGGCGACGACTGCTGAACGCAGGTCTTGATCTTAACACTCAAGAGCGCAATCAGTCCTTGGCGCGAGAAGGATCGGTAACTGGCGAACTTGCCACTATTGATCTTTCAATGGCTTCGGATACTATTGCGACTGAGTTTGTTTGGCACTTGCTGCCAATTGAGTGGGCCCAACTGCTTTCGTTTGGCCGTACGACAGAAGTGTCGTACCGTAAAGAAAGATACCAGCTACAGAAGTTCTCGAGTATGGGCAACGCCTATACTTTTGAGCTCGAGTCGCTAATCTTCTATGCGATCGCTCTTGCGGTTTGTAAGACGCTGAGTGTTGAGAGTAGTAGTGTTTGTGTCTATGGGGATGATATTATTGTCCCCGTGGACTGCGTGCCTCTTCTCGAAGAGTGCCTGTCAGTTTGCGGCTTCGCTGTTAATCGAGCGAAATCGTTCTCAACAGGACCTTTTCGTGAGTCATGCGGCAAGGACTACTACAAGGGCTTAGACATTCGCCCATTTTACCTCAAGACACAGGTAAATGAGCAGGTCCTCTACGTCATGCATAACTGGTTTCTCAGGCACGGCGAGCGCGAGCTCGCCGCACTTGTGTACCAGTTTACGCAACCACATCTCCGACTTCACGGTCCGGACGGGTACGGTGATGGCCATTTAATTGGCTCTTACCGCCTCCGCACGAATCGGGAATGCAAAAGACGTGGGTGGTGTGGAGGATTCTTCGACACATACGTTCTTAGGTCACGGTTTTTCAAAAGGCCGTTACCCGGGGACTGGCTTGTTCCCTCTTACAGCGTTTACACCAGGGCTGGAGCAGAAAGTGCTACCGACTCCGATGTAGTAAGAGGGTCCAAGGGGTATGCGAAGATGTCTATCTACACATTAGCGTTAGGAGTTTTCTCTTAACGACCTCTCTTAATTAAATTCGCCCCTAGCATTTGCGAAAAGGGCGGAAGAGATTGAGCGGAGTTTGATGCACTGCATCTCTTTGTGATCAGAAATGATATGCAAAGTGGGGATCTGTGAATAACAGATCACGG